TAGAATTGATTTCTCTAACAAGAGAATATCTTATATAATAGAAAAACTTTAAACTTAAAATCCCTAGCTTGTGAAAGTTGGGGATTTGCTTTTGTACGCCTCTAGGTACTTGGATCTTGGGGAATTCAGAACAAAAAATCCACCAGCCTGTGAATAAAACAGACTGATGGATAAATTAATAACAATAACAAAACTTCCATCACACTTCATAGCCTGACGGATTGGTAAATATAGAAAAAATCGTACTATATTGCAAAGATAACACAATCCGATGAATCTCTGAAATCCCTCACCCACAAAAAAGAGAAGCACCATACATTACATACAATACTTCTCTGTGAAAATATGATTCTTACTAATATACCAGTTTCACCACCATCTCATAATCAGCATCCATCGACATTCCCCTGATCCGACCAGCATCAGGTTTCCTTGCCGATCCTTGATTTTTTGAGAACAATAGAAGTTGTGGCGTTTTCCCTAGGTATCCCACAATTATATCATCAAAATATTCTCTACGCTGCTATAATCCTGCCTCCCCATTGTAGAGCCATCGCATCTGCTATCTCGGGAAAGGTCTTGCTTCTGAGTTTTCTTCTTTCTTCAGGCGATACACCCGAGAAGAATATGTCAGTGAACCACTTAGGGGATTTATTTCCACTCTTTGAAACATAGACCTCACCTTTCCCGACTATATTTGTCGGTACCAAGAGAGATAAATTTTTCAACCACAGACAAGTCTTCTTACTAGCTTCATGACCAAACTGCCAAGGTTCTATGATCTGGTCGGGTTTTCTCCATCTGCTGCTCATGATACCGACAGGATTTTCTATAGCTAATTTATCTACTCCAACCCTTGAAACATCCATAAAGAACTGAACTGCATCTTCACGGTCTTTCACTCTATCCGGAAATTTCGGATGTGGTCTTCTCTGTTCTATTGGAAGGTTCTTATCGTCGGGGTGATAATACCACCTTGCACCTGAGACAGCAAGAAAAGTACAGGGTGGATGGGCTATAACCAAATCCCAACAACTATCAAGGAAATATTTAGTACCATTCTCCAAAGTTCCACCACGATTGGCTATTACATCAAACATGTCTCCTTTGAAGTGATACTCGGGATGTCCACCGCTGCATTCCTGAAGGTCACAACTGAAAGCCTTATGCCCCAATCTTCTGAAAGCCAGACAAACGGCCTGACTTTCTTCACATGCTACCAATACATTCATAAATATTAAAAGATTATCTGCATTAAGATACGATCCGAATAGCACCTCAGGCCTATATGCTCCACCAGCTGCCCCGTCTCTTCAAACAACTGGAATTTATAGAACCTGATGAAGCTTGTGATTTCGGAATAGAAATTCTTTCCGGCAAAACTCAAGGGATGTATCATTGGGTATCCTCCGACTTGTTGTGGCTGGAAGGCTCCTATTCTCACTCCGCTTATCAGGGCCATGTCAGCGTCAAAAATGATAGGTTGGTTAGGATTATAGTCGAAGTCTCTGACAAAGAACATCCTGACCTCCTTCTCGCTGATTTCCTTTATTTTGAATTGCGCCATTCCAGAAGTGCTCTCATCTAATGATTCCTGTGCCCGTAATTCCATTTCTTCAATGCTCATATTTGTATTGAGCACTTCTCCGTTTGCTATAAAATAGTTTTTCATAGTTTAGTTTTTTGTGATTTAATGGTTAGTGTAATTCCCTGTTCTCTTTTTAGATAAGATATAAGTCCTGCATAAGAATCTACTCTCTTACGATCTCTCGGCATGATTGATAAAGCCTCCTGAAGCGTGAGGATAATGCAGAATCCGGTTTTTAAATCATCTCGATACTTGCTTCGAAGTGATGCTACGTCTTTTTTGTATTTCTCAGGGATAGGTCTGTTGCTGTCTTTTGTCACGATAACACTTGGCTCAGCATTATTTTCCAAGCGATTAGAAACAGAAACTTTTTCAGCTCCTAATATCCTACTTATAAAATCGATAAACATTAAATGCGATTTATATTTCAGATATTAGGCGGTGAGCTGGCGAGAATAGCGTTTTAGCGATTTGGAAAGGAGAAAGAATAAAAGAAAAGTGTCCTCAAATCAGATTTATAACCATGAATATCAGACACTCTTCTTATGAGTATTGTTTCTTCATTAATAAGGATTTCAGTGCTTTTTACAGAAAGGATTATATGATGCTGACATAATACTTAAAACAACTAAAAAGTCAGATCCCGTTATTTTCCATACCCTTTAATCATCAATAACTTTCCCAACCCTTTCTCTTTCACCATACCTATTATATATAAAGTGACAGAACTAAAGAACGACTTGATTACCACCATTCCTAAACAACAAATACAAAACATATAATCGCTCTTTCATTTCCATACCAACATAAAATTTAGTATCTTTGTCAACAAGAAACAAAATCAGAACATATTACAATGGCAACAACTAAGAAAACAGCAACAAAGAAGACAGCCACAAAATCACCTGTAGAAATCATTACTCCTGATATTGTAGGAACCTGTGCGGGTAAGATTTGGAACACACTTAATGAATCAGAGAAAGCATTGACAGAAAGAGAGCTATTGAGCCTGACTAAACTTTCCGGACAATCATTATATCTCGGATTAGGATGGTTGGCACGTGAGGGAAAGCTGGAGTCTGATGGTAAGGAATTTAAACTGGTATAAAAGAAGCGATAGAAAAGAAGTGGTTCATTGGGGTAAAAACAACTCCTAGACCACTTCAAACTCTCACCGTAAACCGATAACATCCTGATTCCCAAAAGACAAGCAGAATTACATTTTTCCTTATATATCGTATTCCTGATTTTTGGGGGAGAGGACAGAGATTATTAACATAATAAATACTGAAATTATAATATAGACTAACTTTTTCTCCAATCCATCAGAAATAATATCATTCATTGCATTTCAGCCCCAGAACATGGATATCAAACAAACTAATCAAAAGAATCCTCATTTTTCCACCTGTCCTTCATTTTTTTCCTTTCATACAATTCTTTCCATCTATCTACAAGCTCCCGTTCGTTTATTTCAATATATCTTTTACCTTTTCTGGTGAGCATTGCATTATGGTCATTATCAATCGTAAGGATACCATTAGCTTCAAGCATGACAATTGCAGTCTTGACGGAAGTGTAATAGACATCTTCCTTTTTCAGATAATGTCCTATCAGTGGAATCTCATACTCAATATCACATTTGTCATAGACCCCATCAACACACTGGTCCATTGAATGTGGCAGTCCGTCATCCAGTTCAAGCAATACAGCAATGATATAATCAGAAAAATCGGGTTTCATAGGCTATCTGTGTTTATTATCCAATGAATGCAAATATATGAAAACATGTAACATAAACAACAAATTACTGAATATATTTCAACTTTTCGTTTCAGATTTCAGCAATAGATATGGATATTTGATTGTTTCCTTCTCTCTTCCCATCCTCAAGAGAAAAAGGAGCGGAAGCGGAACGGGCTTTGATTAATTTCTTTCTACTAAAATTGAAAAGTTATATAAAAACATTATTTCCGACCCATTTCCCTGACATTACCGCTCTTCTTTTTCTTGAGGTGGGGGAAAGAGAAGATAACAGAACAATAAAATATCAAATCTATCCGGACTATAACTGGGAAGAAGAAAGCTACAAACCAATTCCTGGCTGCTACAACCAACAAAAAAGACTTGAACATCAACAAATATAAATCAACGGCTGGAATATTAATGTGATGACTGGTAAATGAACAGTATCGCAACTCTTCCACATTCTCTTACTCTTTATAACAAATTTGATTCGGGTTAAGTCGAAGACAGGGGTACAGACGAAGTATGAGTATGGTACATAACCGTAAGGATGGAATAATTTAATCACATAAATGCTTATTCTTTAAGCTTTTGTACATGATTTGCACACTTTTTTATTCCACTCTGTCTTTCAGTTATGTCATACATTCCACTTACGTTCCATACTTCCGCCTCCAGCAAACCCCTTAACCTGTAATTCCAAGATTTTCCAAAAGACAATTACAGTTACCTTTTTTTCTTCTTTTCTGTTATACCTATTAGAATACTAGAATTCTTTGGAAGTCAGAATAGATAATTGAATATCAGAGCCATATCCAACCAAACATCATACAAACATAAAGGATCAATCTTCACTTCATTATCCATACTTCGGCCGGTGATTATTTTACCCTATCAATAAAAAACAAATTTATTATAGACCAGACCTAATATTTATCGGACATCAGGAAACATTTACAATTAATTTTCAGCCGTTTCCCTGTCACAACTTCCTCACTAAAAAACATATAAGAACCACAACGTTATCAACTATCCCCCAAAAAGCCAACATAAAATCATCACATTATTCATTCTACTTATCCAATTATTATCAGAATTCGAACTATACCTATTTATCGACAAACAAAATATTAGCCGGCCATTAATATCATCAAACCAGACCAGGAAAATCAAGACATGGATTCTATACCAATCAGTCTGAAAGAGGAACTGACATATTCATTAAAACCTATTGTAGATCCTGGTCCATTGTTTTCTTCTTCCCTGCCTCAAAGGAAAAAAAAGTATGAACAAGACTTTTTATGATTCTGATAACCCATAAATCAATCTGTCACATTCTCTAACCAAACCCAAAACAGAACCAAGAAGATCAGCCCCCATAATACAGGTTGATCTTTCTTTTCCCCACTTCCTCAATATCAAGTTCTATATTCCGTTTCTCCAGGCAGGAAAGTATACCAACCGTCTTTTCAGCAATCTCCTTATCCATATCTATCACAACACCTTCACCGACAGACACTTTACATATACCTCCGAAAGAAGCAATCCTTTCAAGAACAACCTCAGGAAAAAGCCCGTTCTGAATCCTTCCGGCTATCAACAATGAATTTCCGACAACCCTGTCAGAAACTGTTATACTGTCAGCCTTCATCCCAAAAGCCGACATAAGTTCATTCATATCTCCGACTGTAACCATAACGGGAGACAAAGATAGTAATTCATTCTCACTATTTACCCAACCGGCTGTTCATGACACCAGAAAATTATAACTATAGATCTTGTTCCGAACTAGAATATCAATAACAGGCAGAATATCAAAACACAATCCTCACTGCAATAATTCTCCATGTGGCATTCGGTGATCATTTTATTTCATATCAGCCTGGATACATAATTATTACAGAGTGGATTAAAATCAGGAAACATTAAAGGATTGATTTTCGTTCTTAAATATCAACCATACTTTCAGCAACCTATATCACATTTATTTTTCTGACTACAACCGATAATAATTCATTCCACTTATTCAAATTGCTTCATCATTATCAGAAATTGGGTTGGCAGTAAGGAAGAAGCATATATTACTCTGTTTATCATTCAATATAATCAGGAATAAATAAAAAACTGACCGAACATTATTTCATTTATATCATTCATTTTATCAAATAAGCCAAAATATGAATTTTTACATCAAACCTTGCCTACTATTGAACCTAACAGCTAATATGAACAATTAATGGATTTTAGTTCATTGTCATCTTCTTTCCCACCCTCAAGAGAGAGAAGGGGGGGAAAGGGGAAAGCGGAACCTCTAAAACCTATTTTTTTACTGATTTTGGAATGGATGAAATTGAAAAAAGTTATAAAAAATAGGCTTTTCCACCCCCTTTTCCCCATTTCCCCTCCTTTTCCCCTTTTTCCCTTTGAGGCAGGGAAAGAAAAGTAATCTAATCACAGAACCAATCATCCAAATTATAATCTCTTTGACTTTTAAGGATAAGAAAGATACGAACCACTCCCTGACAACTATTACCAACTGACAATAGCAATCAACCGTCAGCAAAATATCCTTAATCCCACTACCAAAATTCAGACAGCACCATAAAAAGTTCTCCAGTCATTTTTGTCTTATCCCACCATTTGCAGATCGGATGAGATGATTGTCGGCAAAAAAATATAAAACTATGCCGATATTATTCATCCGGTTAAGAATATGGTGGATGACAGATAAAAAAACAACTTAACCTGATTATATTTTTCTTCTACTACCATCATTTCCAACTACTCCAAGAGAAAGAAAAAAGAGAAACCAAGTATTACCTCAGTTTCTCTTCCTGATTTGACTATAACAGATTGAGTTCTGCTTCTTCTCCGTTCTGATAGCAATAGATGTCTAAATTTTCAGTAGTCATCCACTGGCAACTATTAAGTCTGAATCCGTATCTCTCCTTGATGGTTGAAAGGAAAGATTCAAAGTCCTCGTAATTCTCTGATTCTCTCAGTTCTTCGTCCGTCAGCTTTATGATATTCAAACCGCCGACACAAAAAACTAAAATCAATACATACTTAGGTTCCATAATTTCAATCCTCTTTTAAGTTATACCTTTTAATCAGTTTATATACCGTTGATTTAGAGAAACTACATCCCTGAGAAGTAACGAATCCTTCCCTGTTCAGAATATCAGCTATCCCTTGCAGAGTATGTTTCTCTTTGACAAGGGTTCTGAGCATGGCAACCGCTCTTTTGTTGTTGGGGTTATTGTCAGCCTTATCCTTGCAAGTCCTGATACTGTTTTGGATGGCTTGCTCATGTCTATCCATCAGGTGTTCAGGATTACCAAGTTTGAATCCCCTGCTTTTCTTAGCCTGTAATGACGCCTTCGTTCTGGCTGCTATCAATTCTGCTTCGTACTGGGATATAGCCGAAATAATATGCAGTACCATTTTATTAGCCTGTGGAAAATCGCAAAAGACTATCTCCACATCACTTTCTAATAAACTGGATAAAAAAGATACAGACCTTGCCAGTCTATCCAGTTTTGCTACTATTAAAATAGCACCGTCTTTTCTACACAGGTTCAACGCTTCCTTAAGTCTGGGTCTCTCTTTTTTCCGGCCCGATTCAATTTCAATATATTCAGCAATCGGAATTTTATCACAAAGATGTTTCTGTATTATCTCCCTCTGTGCCTCAAGTCCCAGTCCTGAATATCCTTGTTTCTGAGTGCTTACCCGGAGATAAGCCACATATTGGTTTTCATTCTTCATTGTCATTCGTTTTTTAACAATAGTTCCACTAACAAGATGCTCGTCTAATCTATGGAACCATTTACGTTAATACATAAAAAAGGCTTTCCATGAGATTTCGAGTTCTTATAAATTCTACTCTCCCACAGAAAGCCTGTTGTCACATTTCCCGATTTTTCAGAGAACCGCTAATATCTTATAATATTATATGTATCAGAAACTCTCTTTTCATAATCGTCTGTTTTCTCCACAAGTTCATCCACCACAGAAACAAGCATGTCAAAGTAGATGCCCTCTCTCTTATCCCTGATTTCTCCATCTTTACCAAGCAGACAGACTTCAAACAGGTCAGCGCCCTCATTCAATACAATCTGAACTTTTCCGGTATGTTTGAATCCGTTGACCTTGAATTCAATACCACACTTTATCACTTTCACTGTCTCAATCTCAACTCCCCAGGACATAAGGACCGGGAGATTGGATTTCAGGATTGACCAGATATACTTGGCCAGTTCCAAATCGTAGTTCTTATCTCTTTCCATAATCCAAAGTTCTTAAGTTCCTATCTTCTTCATCCTCATCCCAGAACATCCGATAGTCATTACATATCCTTCTATAATCCTCCAATCCGAAGTGTGGAAAATTGGTGGAATACATGTCATAAAGGTCTTCAGGGGTTAAAGTCGGGTCATTGTTCAGCATATCATAAACCTCATCCTCAAACTCATAGGGACTGAAATATGGATCATCCTGAACATGAGGATAGGTGTTAGTACAGTCCTCTATGATATGTTCTATAAACCTCAGACATTTCATCAGGTCTTTCTTTACCGTTATCTCTTCATCGGTGTGGGCATTGTAGTAACCACATGAGACGTTGATACAGGAAACCCCAAGTCCGTTCTCTTTCAAGGTCAGAATATCGGTCATCAATCCGTTCTCCTCCCTGTAATCCCATTTCTCAGATTCCATCGCTTCCATGAACTTTTCGGAACACAAATCGGAATAACCTATGTTTGTAATAAGGTCTGAATTGCCTTTACGGTCAGGCTGGATAACAAACCTTACATCATCGAAGAAAGACATCACCGCCTCAGAACTTCCCTTGCAGCCTGTTTCTTCCTCTCTAAAAAAGACTACTTTCATAGAATTATATTTCTTCAGGCATTCAAGACAGATGAACACTCCATTTTTATCATCGGCTCCCAAATTCTCAAACCTCCTGTTCTTTGGCGAATAACCGAATATGACTTCCCTTGTCTCCACCGCCTTGAAATCCTTTGAATGCTTGCAGTGTGAAACCTGGTCGATATGGCTCACTAAGCAAGGGTAAACTTCCGCTTTTCCCTTTACCACATACAGGTTCCCGAACTTATCCTTTGACACGGATATATTTCCGGGAAGCTGTCTTATATAGGAACAGAGGAACTTTACCATCTTCTGTTCCTTCCCACTCGGGCTGTAGATACTATACAGCCGCTTCAATAATTGTATATTCATGATTTATCTCTTTTTTAAGTTTATAGCCGTATGGAAGGTTGGTACTTGGATTTATCCTGTCGAACACCTCATTGTCAAACTCCCATGCTTCCTCATTTCTCAATAACCGGCATAATGTATCCGTACCGATGCTTTTATTCTCATAGATACCTTCCGGTTCATTCCAGATATTGATCCGGGTAATGTCGGTGTAATCCTCATACCATTCATCATCATATTCGGAGTAATGCCAGTTCTTCCGCTTGAACTCATTCTCCGCTTTCTCCATACATTCCTTGCAGCAATAATATTCCTCCGTCACTTCCGAACACATGGCATCATCCAAAAGAATGTTTGTTCCACATTCATCACAGCAGACACAGTCGTCCTCGTGGTGATATTCTCCTTTCGATTCTATCCATATAAAATCATCCAGATTGTTCACGTCCACCCAAATCTCCCTTCCGTTCCGGTAACAGGATCTGGTTACTGAACAATGATACTGGTGGTAATCGTCCCATTCCCGATCGTCATCATCGTCGTCAGTATCACCATATAAGTTCAAGTCTGTGGTGTCAAGGTTATATGAAAAGTGTGAGTTTTCGTAGTTATAGGCTTTATTCAGGTTATAATTGTACCATTTGAAAGAATCCTGATAAGAAAGCGTGTCTTCCAGTTCCAGATCACAGTCAATCTCAAACTTCCTGTCGGATAATGAGTTCCCATGAATATCTACAAATGCGTTAGCTTCATGGCAGGATGCACCCACGATTTTATAACCGTCTATGTAATCACCTTGAATGAGTTTGTCAATCAGTAACCGTTTCAATACATCATCGCCTCCTGAAGAGTATTGCCTTTCAAGCAGCCTCCATTTATTGCCATCCTGATCCGTAACGTCAGTAAATAGAATGGATCTTGCTACAACCAATCCTGTTTTGTCTGTTATGTAAGCCGCCTTGGCTTTTACCGAATCACGATAGAATGAGGTCCGGTCTTCGTCCACCATACATGAACCGAAATTACCTTTGCAATAATCACTATCATATATCTTCCAGAACTCATTGTTTATATGTAGTTCCATATCAGGTGATTTCCCATGTGTATAAGTATGCCATTGCTGGGTAAAAATATCTCCGGCAAGCCAGTTTACGACACTTGGAGAGAGCAACTTTCCTATCTCTGTCTCAAGGATAAGCTCTCTCATGAATTTTCCGGCCCTCATCTTGAAGACTCGGCTACGTTCAACATTGATATAGCGGACTGAACTTTTATCCAGATCCTCACATACACCCTTGCTTTCGTCAGTCTGATATCTGGAAGAGTGGTATGTCTTGCCTATCAGTTCCACCCTATAAGGCAGCTTTTTATCACCTTTTCCTGATTCAATGACAGCATCCATTACTTTTTTCTGTAGGTCAGCCATATCATATATATGTAACAAGGCATAATCATCATGCTCCCTGCAATACCTGAGCAGTGCAGGATTCTTCAGATGGCCCAGCAGTATCCTGTTCTTTCTTACCACCGTACCGTTATCTCTTTTTTCAAGTCCGAAACAGGCCTTGAATCTTTCGTAACCATAAAAATTATAGTATAACATAATCTTCTGAATTTTAAATTGTCGGTAAATAAAAAAAGAAGAGATACTTCCTTTTAATCAGAAATATCCCTCCCCGGAATATTAGTCTTGGTATGTTTCAACCTTTTCAGATGAATGGTATCGTCTTGTCTTCCAGAACTCCTGATTCCACTATCTTCTTACATATCTCATGGGAAGCCTTGTTCCTCAGGTCATATCCGTAACCTTCACTTCCCATTGTTTTAATCACTTCAACCATACTTCTGAATAAGGTCTGTTGCAGGGTCCTGTGGAATGTAGTCACCGCTGAAGCGAACCTTTTCTCATTCCACCCATAATCGTTCAGGGCATGTTCAAGTTCTTTTGCAGCCTTGAATTCCCTGCTGTTTTCCAATTCATGTCTTTCCATAACCTATAATATTAAACCGGAGATAATTCTGTAGGGAAAACCTCAGCCTCGGAAAAATCGGAAGTTATAAGGACCACACTGTCATCCTCCAAATTATCCGGGACCGAAGCCACTTTGTATTCACCCTCTGATATACCTTCGGGATCATGCCAGCAAACAGTGGCACCAACTTTTATAAAATCATATTTCATCGCTAATATTCATTATTGATTATACATTATTCCTGTTGTAATGATTTGGGGTAAACGTCTTTCTTATACGTGACTGACATTCATCCGGTAATTCCTTCAGGATCCCAGCATATCTTTTATCAGAACAGCCTTGCGGCAATCTGTCTATGCATGTCATAATATCATTCATTTCCATATCAAGTATCCGTTAAAGGGTTCAACGAAAAAGGGAGAAAGATCATGTTTGTCATATTTAGATCTTTCTCCCTTGTGAGTCAATTTATTTTCAGGTCTAACTCAAAAACCATCCGTAATTCTCAGTATCTTCACCGTTTAAAGCTTTTTGGACACCAATCGCAAAATCAGTGCAGTTCTGATTTCGCTCCAAGAATTTATCAATATAGGATTGTTTGGCGGCGTCATTAAGGAGCTGCATCAAATCCCAACAAGTGATATTCTCTCTGCCACGTAACCCGAAATTAGGGTTTTCTATATAGCCTTTCGTAGCTGCATTGACATTGGAATCACCTAAAATCACCTTGGGCAATTCTTTAAGTTGTGAAGCGGGTAAAGCTTGATATAATCTGAGCCTACCAATTATCTGACAAAACTGTTCCTGTGAAATATTCGTCCTTCCCAGATTTTCAAGTAGCCTGAGATTCTGTTCGGGGTTAAAGTCTTGAAATAGTCTGAGTGCTGAACTGTATATATCTGCATCACTCATCACTTCCAGTCGTCCGGTCAGACCATCGTTCAGTAACATAAGGTTCGAGCAAACTTTCACTCTCCATCCGATAAAGATTTTAAATTTCTCCGGTGATTTTCGGGCGTATAGGTTTTCCTCGTTCAGACTTCTTACACCTCCGATACATAAATGTACTTCTTCTCCGTTCATCATTCTGCTCATAGACCTGATATGAAAACAGAAAGCCATACGTTGATAATAGATAGTCTCGTCCTCAGGTTTAAGTTCCTCTTTCTTTTTGGTTAATGCTCCCGGAACCCTGCCCAGGATTCTATGTGATACCCTGATTTCTGTGTTTCCAAAGCTTTCACCCGTAAAATAGCTCCTTGCAGCCTCCTCGATCCGGTGTATGAATGTCTGGTGGCTGATTGTAAGCTGATTGTCTCCAAAACTGGGTACAATGCAGTTTCTCTCAAGTTCTTCAAGTGTAATACCCGAAGTGTTACTTTCAATAAAATTGGGATGTTCTTCCTGTTCTTCTTCAGATACGATTACAGCATCTTCGATTTCCTCAGTATTAATCACATCCATCATTCTTGTCATCATTCCGATTGTTCTTGGAATGACAGTAAGTTCATTAGTCATTGTTTCCATACTATTCTTATTTTTTAGTTGTTAATAAAATCCGGCAAACAAAAAGAAGTCGAAAAGTCCGTTATTTCTTCTTCAAACTTTTCAACTTCTTGATTCCTTTCAGTACCGAAGTTATCACCTCCAGCACCGTTATAACTACGTCCTGTGCCCTGTCATAATTCATGCATCGGACGTACTATCAGTTATTGTCGCAGCAGTATCCGTAGCGACTTTACTCGTGGCGGATTTTTTCTTTCCCAATCTGCCACCATACTTCTCGGCAAGCTCGATCAATACGGAGCCTGCCACGATGATCTCCGCTACATTTGCGGCGATCTTCAATGCTTTTACCAAATTTCCCATTTCTCTAATTTTCAATTGTTTGTTATTACGTTTCTATTCTCTTATATATTATTCTCACATATAAGGCTTTGAAGGATTCAAGAAAGGGGAAGAAAAAAAAGAAAAGCCGTCATCAAACCTCCTCGATCTGACTTGACTTTCCGATAGACTGCATACTTTGGGTAATCAAGACTAAAGCTGTGAAAACTACTCGTACCGTTGCTATCCCTCGAATTAAAGTTCTAACCATCATCTGAAATTAGATTTAACCCGGAAAATTACTTTTTATAACGCTTGAAGCTACGCACCTTATCTTAATGGTGCTGAATAATGCTCCAAGCTATTTTCTCATATATAAGGGTTTGGAAGGTTTCAGGAGGGAGGAATGAACGGCCATACTTTTGATATATAAATGAAAGGTCCGCAAACAAAAATCCGGGTGCCCTGTTGTATCCGGATAAAGGAGTATCGTATGGAGAGAACCGAACTGATTGAGGCTATAAGAAAAGTCTGTGAGATACAAAACGATATCAGAATAGACATGAGGGTAAGAGGTGAGGGCTGGTTTTTCGATGCCGCATACATATTTCTTGGAGAGAACGGAATATATGTGACCGACACCTTATATATAATAAGCATAGACGAACTGGACACAGGGTCATTGAACAGAATACATCAAAAAATTGTTCTGAAATAGATTTCCCTCATGAATGATAAAACAAATTGATTCATTACAAAGCGGCGGTTCGTTGAGAATAGCCACTTTTCACTATAATCCATATTATTTTGGAGGTCTTGAGTTTTTTGCCTATCTTTGTAGTAACCCATATATCAGACCATTATGAACAGCAATAATAAAAACCAGATAATCCGTTTTGACTGGGCGATGAAACGTCTGCTCAGGAACAAGGCAAACTTCAGTGTCCTTGAAGGCCTGCTCACCACGTTACTGGGTGAGAAGATCATTATCCAAAGACTTCTTGAAAGCGAGAGCAATCAGGAGGATGAGTATGACAAGTATAACCGTGTGGATATGCTTGCCGAGAACTCCAGGGGTGAGCCGGTATTGATAGAGGTGCAGAACAATAATGAATATGCCTACTTCCAGCGTATGTTGTTCGGTACTTCCAAGCTGGTCACTGAATATATCAACAGAGGGGAAAGCTATGACAAGGTCCGTAAAGTATACAGCGTCAATATAGTCTACTTCTCCCTAGGGCATGGCAGGGACTTCGTTTATCATGGAAAGACGGAATTCAGGGGTATCCACACTAATGATCTTCTTGAACTCACCCCGTTCCAGAAACAGACATTCAAGGTGGATACGGTCAGCCAGTTATATCCCGAATACTATATCCTGAAGGTGAACGGTTTCAATCAGGTAGCAAAAAGTCCCCTGGAAGAATGGATCTACTATCTTAACACTGGAGAAATACCTTCCACTGCCACAGCTCCCGGTCTTGAGGAGGCTCGTGAGAGATTAAAGTTGGATAGTATGACTAAAGATGAACTTGCCGCTTACTACCGCCACTTGGATAATATTGTAATCCTTCGTGACAATATCAATACTGAACGGGAAGAAGGAAGAGCAGAAGGGATTGAAGAAGGAGAAAGAAAGAAAGCTATCGAAGTCGCCCGTTATCTAAAGTCATCAGGAACTGCAATGGAATTAATTATGGGAGCAACCGGATTGACCAAAGAAGAAATTGAAGAACTATAAAACAAGTTTCTCTATATAACACTGTTTAGGAGGAGCATACATTTCGTATAGTTCCTCTTTTTTTTGCATGATTGGTTGTTTATATAAAGTTCAAAAATACCAATCTACCACCTAATAGTTAATTAATGTTGTAGCAATGGTAGGTGGCGGCACCAATCCCCAACCGGGAGAAATCAGTCTGGCTCACAACGGTTTGCTCTTTCTAGACGAACAACAGAATAAATACTTTAACCATTCGTATAAATTGATTATCAATCATTTATGAAGAATGTTAAATAATGCAACCTTTTGCATATTTGGAAACTTACAGCCGTGAAAAGTAGGGTAGGCTGGGGTTTAACCGACTCTCAGCTTAAAATATTACCCCATTCCCCTTATCTGAAACTACTTGAATACCTATCTTATCAAATACTTCATCTATGTTATTCATTAGCTGTTCATCAGTAGTAACAGCACTAGCTTCTTCTTTCTGTAGCCTTATCTGTTCATTTACTAACTCTAGTAGTATATCCATAGCATAGTACATATCATTACATATATCTTCCAGTAATGTATCTGCCATTAACCCATTAACTATACTATATTCCTTATCTTTATAACCTACTATACTAGTTGGCTCTCCATTAGTCAAAGGTGTAATATAATAGAAGTTCAATCGTTTGCTAGTAGGATGAATCCACTTACAGCCTTCCCTGTATATATCCCTAATACCTATATACTTCTCATCTAATAACTCCAGAAGGTAATTAGTAGTAAGTGCATTACCCTTTACTTTTATCTGATTCAAAGCCCCACCCTTATCAAAGTGGTTATAGAAAGAAGTCTGGTTCTTTACTAACTGGCTAGCAAATATAGTCATACAATTATCTATCTGCATCCTTATTTGCTGAATAGCACATAAATAGTTCTTAGACTTGCATAGTGTTATAAACCCATCATAGATAGTATTAGCTATAACTAAAGTGCCTAATGTAAAATGGCTTCTTCTAATACAATCTAATGATACCTTATAGGCTGGGTTATCTATACCTTCGATAGCATCCACTATCTTTCTTCCATACTTCTTATACTCCATACATCTTAAAATAAAAAAGGCTAGCCGAAGCTAGCCCCATTGTTTGAAGTCCTTCCAGTTACTGACCTATCAACTCCTTCAAGGCTTCTCTATCATCTGGTTCGAGATTTTGAATATAGCGATAAGCCTTAGCCTTTCGCATTTCAGACTTTAGATTAGCGTCTGGGATTTCCAACACAGCTTTAAGATTGGCTATGTATAGTTCATATCTTGCGATATAACCTTTACATTTAGCCTTAACCTGTTCTACTGTGTCACTGTCTGTAATATACAAACCAACACCAAAAGCCTTACCTAATTCCTTGCGGTCAGTTGATACCAATACTGAAAGAACATTCACTTGTGATTCTTGATTCTGTGTCATAATATAAAAAGTTTAAATTATGCCAATACACTATTATACTGGCTATTCAGACAAATAGTGCTATCAGAATCACGATGCAAATGTACTACAAAGTAACCACATAAACAAATAGCCTGCAATCTACCACCAGACTACAGGCTAAATTTATTTACTTTCTAAATATCATCCGATAATGATAATCTACCCCAAACAAGGCACCAGCAAAGGTACAAGTTTCACCAAAGGCAATAAGTACGCTGCTGTCTATTATTCCTAATGGTGCTACACAGAACCCTCCAATTAATAAACCACAGCCTACTATTACTAATACTGCTGCCGATATTAATTGTAAGTTTAGCTTATCTTCTTTTGTCATTCTGCTGATTGTTTAACTTTAATTTCTTGAATGGATGTATCTACTAATGCTATTACATCAGCCTTATTAGCTGCTGGAAGGTTATAGTTATAATTAACTAATCCCCCATCCAGTTCACAGTAGTTAGCATCACCGATATAGTTCATATCTTCAATAAGGTAGATACTAACATTATAGTTCATCTTTCCATTCATATCAATATTGAATGTACCTTCTAACTTCATTGTTCCATTATCTGTTACTACATTGTAATTTGTGTGCTGCATTTCGATAGTTGTAGCCATAGTTTTAAAATTTAAATGTGTTATTAATTAATCTATGGTAAAGATGGGTCTGGCATTGGCATAAGTGCCTGTATAGACCTCTGTAGCTGGTTATCAAACCATAAACATAGCCAGCAAATAGAAGATGTGCTATTATTATAAAATGAACCAGTATATTTCTGTGAAGTAGTTTCATCATTAACTGTAAGTGATTTAGGTAGACCAGTAGCAGTAGCAATTTGATTGATACCTTTGTTATCCTTACATAGCTTAACTGAAATATTACTAATTGTACCACCTCTATAAGTAGAACCTACTGCACTAAATTGTAGTTCCCAATCATAGTACTTAGTATTACTTTCTCTTTGCTGTGCCTTAAAGATAATTTGCACCTTCTGACTTCCTGCTACTACATCTGCCTTAACTTGTATAGATGCCACTGGCATAGGTAAGGCTAAGAATCTATCATTAGCATTACCTGTATATGGTGAAGTAGGTGTATTAACGGCATTAGTTAAAAACTCATATACTTGTACTGTCTTACCTGCAAACTGTTGCATCTGTGTAGTCCACCAGTACAACTTCTCACTATACCAATAAGATTTAGAACCATCTGTTACTAAAGCACCTCTATGAAGGTTCAACTTACTTCCATCAGTACCATATACTGTATATATATCGTCTTTAGTAAGATAAGTTAAACTAGAAGTATCACCCCCTGGTGTACTGGATTCTATACCTGCTAGTGGTTTTTCATAAGAAGCGTGATTACTAGAAGTTACACCGCCTATATTTTGTACAGCACCATCTTTATAAGTAGCATACAAAGGCATAGCTGCACTATGTTCATAATTTCTAAAGTCACCCAATCTATAAGGGCTATTAGAACCGCCAGTAGGGTTATTGTATGTGTAGCCTTTATTTCCATTAGCCTTAATAGCACTTACTAATGAAGTAGGGTTATTTGCTTGCACTATCTCAATCCCATAGTTTCTATTCTTTAATTCTCCTAAAGTCATTGTAGATACAGTACTATGTATAGGCTTCCATTTACTCCACGGATTCACATTACTACTAGTACATAATCCACCTACATTTCTATTTGATATGCCTAATGTGTTTCCGACTAAACTTGTTGTTATACCCGAACTCGCTAAAGCCATATTATTTAGTTTTTATATTCTTTAATTCGTCTATCTCTTTTTTAAGGTCTATAATCTGTGCTTGTAATACTGCTACATACTGTGCATAATTGACAGATAGATATTTATCTTCTGTATTATCTTCTATAACTAGTTCTGGATATAGTTCCCTTACTTCCTGTGCTATGAATCCTATACAGTCCTTACCATCCTTCTTATATGTAACAGGTTTAATGTAACCCCTATTCTCTAATGGCTGAATGTCTGTTTTAAGCCTAATATCAGAATATGCTGTAATTTCACCTGTAGCTGTAAGTGTACCTACTTTAATGTTAGTTGGTAATTTCAAATAAGCATTACCACCACCGTTTACACTAACTGCCGAACTGGTATTAGTAGCTGTAGCATCTTGGATATAAATGCTTCTAGTAGTACCCCAATTTGCCGTAGTAATGTTAGCAGTACCATTAAATGAAGTACCGTTAATAGTTCTGGCTGTTTGTAGCTTTGTAGCACTACCAGCGTTACCACTGATACTAGCACTACTAGTAATGAACCCACTATTATTAGTCAAATGGCTGGTATGTGTTGGAATATTAACCGTTTGATTGGAACTGCCGTTAAATGACTTTGTACTAAAACCACCTGCTGAAAATGACAATGTACTATTAACTTTATCGGCACTACTGACACGACTTGAAGTAGGTCTACTAACATTAGTGTTATAATTATTAGCTACAGTGCTTGAATAAGAAGTATTAGTAAACTGACCTGCTGATACACTACCACCACTATTAGTCACTGTATATTCAAGACTTATATTAGTCCAATCGCTAGGTTGCCTTACTTGTACCTCCCAACTGTTGTTATTATATCGTACTATCCTAATCATATCCCAAGTACAATAAGGAGGAAGGTATAAAGTACTTTGATTTAACATTGAGTTTGCAGTACCACCATAAGCATACATTACTGCTTCAAATGGTATATCTATTACGTGCCCTTGATTGTGATTACCTGTTATATAGTAGATTGTACCTTTGACTTTACAGCTTTGATATTGCCCCCCACCTGTATTAACATAGGTTACTATCTTCTTCCAGTTCTTGTCTGTACTACCTCCCCATCTGTCAACCCTATATTTAGTTGAAGCAGTCCAGCCCATACTGAATGCTGCTTGGTGGTAGCCATCCACTGTATCGGCATTTGAGGCATAAGGAACAGTAATATTATTAGTAGTACCGTTTTTAGTCCAAGTAAGGTAATTGCCATTAGTTCCTAATGCAGATACATAACTGCTATTATGATTATGGCTACTAGCTGCTTTACCATTTAAGGCATCTTGTAAACCACTAACATTACTAATTGAATGACTATGCGAACTGGCTGCTGCACCTACACTAGCTGCTGTTATATTGAAACTCTTTGCAGCACTACCATCATAAGCACCCTGTGAAGTACCATTCAAACTAATAGTAAGTGCATTAGGATTCTTTAAAGCAGAAGGAACTGTAGGATATGCTGGTAAGCTGATAGTATTTCCACTTATATTATAGCTTGTTGAACCAACCTTAACAGTACTAGCATAATTATGTGTATGCGTACTGGGTGTAAATGTTGAAGGTTTACTACCAATTTCAGACCAGCTATAAGAAGGTTTAGTATCAGTTATCCAGTTTGGCTTTCCTTCCAAGTCTGCCCAATTAGTAACGCCACCGCCAACATTATCAATCAATTCCCTTAGAATCCTACCTTGATTAGCTGAAAGTGCTGCATCTGTAGCTGTACTGGTTAAAGCATCTACTATAGTAATACTACCACTTCCACCAGAAGCACCTGCACCATAGGCTGAAATTTCCTTCTCACCAATTACATTCACTTTAACCTTCAAATCTCCATTGGAATCAAAGTAAAAAGCCTTATTCCAGTTAGTTACCACACCATCCCAATTAGTAATCTTAGCAGATGTTATTCCATCCAGTACAGACTTATTAGAATGTGTATGCTTCTTGCTGTTGGCATCATTCCAGTTAGTTCTTTCCGTACTAGTAATATGTAATGTAGTGTTACCTATATGTGCGTTAAAGTCTGTAGAACTAACTGCACCCAAACTAGATAAAGTAGGATAAGCAGGTAAACTAATAACATTGCTAGCAGCATTATAAGCAGTATTACCTACCTTAACCGAACTGGCATAATTATGTGTATGTTCAGAAGGTGTAAAGGTGCTAGGTTTACTAGTAATCTCATTCCAACTATAGGAAGGTTTTGTAGATGTTATCCAACTAGGTTTATCGGTTATATCTTCCCAGCTAGAAACACTACCTTTAGAATCTATCATATCTTTAAGGATTCTACCCATATTAGCACTTAAAGCACAGTCAGTAGCTGTACTGGTAAGTGCATCCACTATAGTTACAGTTCCAGCACCCGAAGTAGTTCCAGCACCATAAGCACTAATTTCTTTCTCGCCTATTACATTAACTTTTGCTCTTAAATCACCTGCACTATCAAAGTAAAACGCTTTATCCCATATTGCTTTATCTAGTTTGTTATTCCAACTAGTAAGATTGGCTTCTGTTATCTTGTCTAATGTAGTCTTATTAGTATGTGTATGGCTGTTCTCATTCCACTTAGCTATATTAGCATCTGTAAGTGCTGCTGGCTTCCCTTCTATATTAGTCCAAGTAACCTTAGTACCATCACCATTAACCCACTTTTTAGAAGTTGCATCATACTTTAATATCTGACCGTCTGCCAGATTGGTTAGTGTTACATCTTCCAATTTAGATAATAGTGTACTACCACCTGTTCCAGCTTCTAATATCATCTCTCTTAATATCCTACCTTGATTGGCTGATAAAGCTGCATCTACAGCTACAGAATCCAAACCATCATAAATAGTAACTGAACCTGTAGAAGTGCTTCCACCACCTGTAGAACCTTGACCATAAGCAGTAATTTCACCTTCACCAATTAAGTTTCCAGTAAACACTACCTTTGATAAATCTACAGTATAAGAACCATCACCATTATTAACAGCAGGTAGAAAGTTCCCACTTAAAGAAGAACTTCCCCCACCACCGCCAACATTAGTAACAGCTACATTACTGGCATTAACTACACCGTTACGAAATGTCTTATTTATGTTTGTTCTTGTAAATTGCATATTACTTCTTCTCTATTAACCGTATTTCCTGCTTACCTAATCTATAATCTGTAGTAATACTATCCACTATAAAGGTTTTATTTGGAAGATGGTTATCAGTCATAGTAGCATATACTTTAAACTTGTTCTGTAGGTTCAGATTCAGAATAGCAGAAGGTGTACTATATTGTGTTACTAGCCTATATATAAGATGCTCTTCCAGTCTATACATCTGCTTAGTAGCCTTATTATATACGTTATCCAGATAAGTAAAGCTAGTACCATTAGCACTATAGCAAACTGCACTATAGTTACATTCCTTATTATCCCAAGTACATATAGCAAATTCTTCTGAATCCATCTCATTTACAAAGTCCTCGTTTATAATGTTGCTGTATTCAGTATCAGAATCCTTTTCTTCTTCCTTCTGGAAGTTCTGAACTTTAGCCTGTATATCGAAGTCAGATAACCAAACAGCATCACATCTATAGCTATTATCTACTTTGTGTGGATGGTATAAAGTAAATGTAGGTTTACCAGTAATTACTTCATTAGTATTAGGCATCGGAATAGCATAACCTTCACCATCTATCCCCATATTCCAAGTAATGTTATTTTTAACTGGGAATATCCTGTTAATACAATGGTCTGACTGTCCTTGATTATCAAAGTATAATTTGAATGTACTATCTGTAGTAGTCCACCTAGAACCATTCCAGTACATACTACCATACTTTAACTTACAGTCTATGTAAAGATTATCTGGGTTGAAGTCATCATTCTTGTTACTATACCCCTGCATTATATACATCTCACCTTCCCTATCCATAAATAGGAAATTACCCTTAATAATCAGATAGGTAGAACCACCAATGAAGCTAACATTATTATCATTTACTTCCAGTTCAAACAATGGTCTTAGTTTACCATCATAAGTATTATGAACGTGTAACAGTACATAGTCTGTAAAATTAATATTATTGTACTTCTTATTAAAATCAGTAACCTTATCAAAGAAGGCTTTACAGATAGTAGCACCTACATAGTTCTGTGTAGTAGCATAGTTAATAGTAGAAGGTGCTGATACTTGTGCTAATGTAGCCTTATTGTAATAGTAGCATTTATAGTTGCTGTTCTTTAGATACTTAAAGAAACATTTGTGCATACCACCTTTACCATCTTCATTTACTTCCTGCACATAAGACCAGCTACCACCATATGGAAAAGCCACTCAACTTTGCCCCTTTTGGCCACGCAGAATTATCCCTTTTGGCTAAAATATGATTGACC